CAGCACCACCAAGGAAAGCGTCACCACGTATGACGATGAAGCGGGCGGTTACAACACACCGATCGCAACCGCTAAGGACAAGACCTGGACCCTGAGCGGCGCGACCAGCTTCAATGCTTCCGCGTGGCGTGCCATGAGGCTGTGTGAGGAGTACAACGTCGGCGAGAAACTGGCGGTGGAGTACGCACTAATCGGCCCTTACAACGGGTATCAGGTGGAATACGGGTATGGCGTGTTCGAGAGCTACCAGCCTGCGCAGGAAGCTGGAACGGTGATCAAGTACACGGTGAACTTGGCGGGTTACGGCAAGCCGGGCCTCGACCTGCTCTGATCGAGTTGTCCGGGATTCCCGGATAACTGATTTGATAGGGCCCCGGTACTGCCGGGGCTTTTTCATGCCTCAGCACTAAACGGCTGGCTGACCCGTTCCATGCGCTTGGCCCAGGTGTCGCCACCTTCGCGGCCGTTGCAGGGTTGATGCAGACCGGATCGTTGACCATGTTGCAGACCAGCCCGGCTAGATCAAGCTCTGAGGCCTGCTTACCGGTGGCCCAGTAAAGCTGCCCGTCAAGCCATCGGGCGCCGCAGCGTGGGCAGGAGCGGGCATCCATGGCGGCATCGGCGGTGGTTGCGGCAGGTTTCCGGGGAACCGGTGAATGTTGGGGTGGGCCCCGAGAAGGGGCCCCTGTGCGAGGCGATGCGGTGCGTGGCGATGCGTGGCGCGGTATCGCAGGGCGGGGCGACGCGTTGCGGGGTGGTGGACAACAGCCCACCGGAGAACCAAGGGCTCAGCGGTGAGGTGTGGGGGCGGTGCGCGGCGTGGCGCGGCGGAGCACCGAGTCGTGATGCGGAGCGCAGACCTAGGGCTTACACCTTGCGGATGCCCAGGTTATCAACCCTCCAGCCGTGGCGCCTTCTTTCCGTTCTGCTTCAGGAGCCGGAGCTGACGCTGTGCCCCCTGGGCAGACGCAGCGATGAAGCTGTGAACGTTGATCCGGTTCTGATGCTCGCGGCGGGTGGCGCCGGTCAGCTTCGATTCGTCCACGGCGGCAATGAGCCGGGTGGATGCCCGCTGATGGCGGCGCAAACCCTGAAACGCCTGATCGTTGAGGTAGGTCGAGGCCTTCTCATCGGTCAGCACGTTAATGGTGCCACCTGCCGTGTTCATCACAAGCGGCGGAAGCTCCGCTTTGCTGCGATCACGATCAAGCCAGCCCCGAACCTGGAGGAGTACCTGAGGCATCCTGGCAGCTCGGGCTAGATCCTCGTCCCCGTGCTCAAGGATCCAGCTTGCAAGGGTATCGGGGCGGCGAATCGCAAAGTGGTTCCACACCAGTTCGGCGGGAATCGTCTGGCCCTTGTAGAGAGTGTGCGCGTCGATTGAAGCAACTTTGGCGATACTCATCAGGCCACCTCGATTTCTTCGAGTTGCAGTACCTGGAAGCGACCGTGCATTGGACGCCAGGTGCCAAGACCTTCGGCGATGCCAGCACGATCCAGGATCTTTGCCAGCGTGGTCGGGTCGATGATCTCGTCATTGACCAGCAAGCGGTAGGTTGCGCTCCACTGGGGGAGCTTTACCCGCACTGCCATGGTGCCCCGGCCCGTGGGAGCAATGGAGGCAAAGCGCGAATCGTCGTACATCAGCTCGGCATCAGCCGGGCCGTCGTAGACCAGTGGTGCATCGCCTTCCACCACGATCGCCCGCTTGGTGTCCTTGCCCAGCTTCCATGCTGTAGCGCCGTCGCGGATGCAGCGCTGCAGGTTCTGGGCCGGAAGGAACGGATCAGCGAATCCGCTGAACTTGGAATCACCGTCCAGGCTGGGCCCGTAGGTGAAGCTGCCTTCAGTTCCCCAGTAGCCGGAGAACAACCAGTGCAGCCGCCTCAAGGCGTGTTCATTGCGGTTCTTCTTTAGGCCGGTGAAATACTTGATCGCTTCGGCGTGGGGGCCGAGTGGATCAACGGTGCAGGGGTTACTGCAGATGAGCGGGCGCGTGCCCTCAAGCGTTAGCTCAAAGCGGCGAAATGCCATTGATTGAATCCTCTTGGGATGGTTGGGTGGGCCCTGATGACAGGGCCCCTGTGCGTGGCGTCGCTAAGCGATGCGCAGCGGCGCTGCACGGCGAACGGAGCAGCATCGCGGTGTGGTGAGCTATCAGCCCACCAGAGAACCCAAGGCTCTGTGATGGGTTGTGCCCCAGCCGGAGCCGGGGCCGTTGCAGGGCGGCGCGGAGCGTCGCGTGGCGTGGCTTGGCGAGGCGCAGCAGAGCGGGGCGGAGCGCAAGTAGGTGAGCTATCAGCCCACCAGAAAGCCGAGCAGCTGTGTGGTGGGTTGTGGGCCCCGAAGGGCCCCTGTGCTGTGCGTGGCGAAGCGTTGCGGAGCTACGCGTGAGGTGGCGGTGCGCTGGCTTTTGCATTGTACCTCACCTGTAAGCCGTTTGGAAAGGGCAACGCCAACCTTTCCCGAAACCCAGCCGCGACGGGAAAGCTGAGGCATGACGCTTCCCTCAACCGCCCAAGCCGTCTACGACCTGTTGGCGGGCGATGCGGTGGTGGCCCAGGCGCTAGGCACGTACACCCCACGGGGCCAGAGCCCAGTCCCCGCCATCGCGGTGGTGCGCCGCAATGAGCAGCTGCCCGAGGGGACGGCCGTCGCGGGCCTGGAGGTGGTGATCTTGAACAACCCCGACTACGGCACCGAGGCCTTCCTGACCGGTGAGACGGGGCTGAACCCACAGTTCCGGCTGTACGTGAGCGAGTGGCTGCCATCAGCCGACCTATCAGCACTGCAGGCGCTGACGCAACGGATCGTCAGCCTGCTGCCGGGGTGCCGTGCGGTGCCGATCCGCGGGGATCAACGAGGCAGTGGGGATCCAAACGGTCAGGGCCTCGGGTTGCTCGACCAGTACGCCATCAGCTGGACAAACCCCACCCAGTACGTCGTAACACCAGGAGCCTGAAGCCATGGCCAATGAGTGGGTTATCAAGGTTTCGGCCGATGTGAAGGGCGTCCTGGATGCCTCGCGGCAGATCGGGCAGGCGGGCAAGGCGGCAGGTAAAGAGTTTGAGCAGGGCTTCGCTGCCAATGACAAGCTGCTGGAGCGGCTGCGGAATCAGCTGAAGGAGCTGAGCCAGGGTGTCGGCAGCAATGCCACTTCGCTAGGGGGACTGAAGGCCAAGCTCGGCGAGCTGAACCAAACCCTTGACAAGGCCACCATCGGCTCAAAGGAGTTTGTGGCGGCTCAAAAGGAGATCGCCAAAACACAGCAGGAGATCAACACGGCGCTGAAAGGGTTTGATGGTAACGAGAAGTCGATTCGGGGGTTAAGGGAGCGGCTGTCGGAGCTGAACCAGACGCTAGAGAAAACGGAGATCGGCTCTAAGGAGTTTGTCGCAACGCAAAAGCAAATAGCACTTACGCAGAAAGATGTAGACAAAGCACTAGGAACTGGTAGCGGGATTATCGGAAGACTAGGCCAAGAGCTTAAGGGCTTTGCCTTGCAGGCTGGGGCCGTTCTTTCTGCAGGCTCTGCGCTTCAGTTTGTTGGCAAGCAAATTACAGAGCTTGATTCAGCAGGTGCGGCAGTACGGACGCTGGGCATCAACTCAAACGAGCTTAAGGATAAACTGTTTGACCTTTCGATTGAGCTTGATAGCAATGTTAGCCGTGTCGAGCTATTAAAAGCCTCCTACGATGTGGCCTCTAGCGGCTTTACTACTACCGCACAGATCACAGACATCCTTAGGGCATCATCACTGGGGGCCGCAGGTGGCTTCGCCGAGCTGAACGATGTAACCAAGGCGGTTACAGGCGTGATCAACGCATACGGGCTCACTACGGCTGATGCCACAGGGATCGTTGACGGCTTTGTGCAAACCCAGGCCGACGGTGTGATCACGGTAAGAGAATACGCAGAGCAGATTGGCACGGTGGCATCTATTGCTGCTGCCGCAGGCATTCCGATTTCGGAGTTGAATGCAGCGATTGCTACAGCAACTCTTAAAGGAGTTCCTGTAGCTCAGACGTTTACGGGAATCCGTCAAGCGATTACCTCAATCCTCAAGCCAAGCGAGCAGGCAAAAGACTTGGCGGCGAGCCTGGGGATTAGCTTTGACTTGGCAGGATTACAGGCCCGTGGCTTTGGCGGTTTTCTTGCAGACATACAGGCCAAAGGAGGGGGAGCAGCTGACAAGCTGGCTATCTTGCTCGGGTCGGTTGAAGCGCAGACTGCCGTACAACCATTGCTGAATGATGGTTTAAAATCGTACAACCAGCTACTTGACAATCAAGTTAGGAGTGCTGGCGCTGCGGCCAAAGCTGCGGAGTTAGCAACTGACACGATAGCAGGCGGCATTAAAAAGATTCAAAATGCAACAAGCACCTTAGCGACGACCATTGGGGAATCATCAACCGATGTTAGCAATTATTTAGCCACACTGGC